AAAGGTGAAATGGGATTGGGTCGTTGCACAACCGCCGTTTTCTAAATTTACCCCAAGTCTCTCTATAAGTAATTTTCCCTCCACCACATACTAAGCTGCCCATAACGAGGCGTATCGCCTCAGTATTATTAGAAAGGGATATCGAGTTTAATTTTCGTATCGACCGGTTCGCCACCGACAACGCTGGCTACGGTTTGTTGGACGTCCGCTTTGGGCTTCCAGCTGGTCAAATTCTTCTCGAGGCTAGGTTTGATCTCGCCGGTTTTTGAATCGGTATAAGTCTGCGTTTTGCTTTCTTTGATTGAAAGGTACGCAAAGCCATCGATCAGCTTCTCCCGAGCAACAGCCAACAACTCTTTGGCGCTGACGATATTGCTCATGAAATTGCGAGCTGCCTCTTTTTTCTCCTCGACGGTGTTATGCACCACTAGACGACTGATGTTTTCGATGGTGTATGGCAATGCTGCCTCACTCAACCAAAATGTCGCATCGCCTTTACCGTCGGCGTTCTCAACCCTAAGACGCATACCGAGGGTACCCGAGTTAGCTTTGATAAGCTCGATAGACTGGATAAACACTTCGTGAATACCAATCCCAAGGTAGTTAGCCGAGCCACGATCGTTGACAATATTGTCTTTCATCTCTTTGGCTTTGTCGCCGGAGACCTTCACATCATTTTTTTCAAGCTCTGCGAATAGGTCTTTTTGTAATTTCTCGTCTTCTGATTGTGCCATTATTTTTCCTTCCAGGTTAATGCTTTTACTGCCCACATTTGTGCGGTTTGGGCTTCCGTGATCGCAATCGAACATAGACGCTTCACTTCACCGTCGGTCGCATCACTGCGAGTTTTATCGAGATCGTTGATAATCCCGGCGTATTGCGTCTTGATGACATCTACTGCGACTAAATTTGAGGGGTTGAAGCTTAATCCAACGGCTTTACCGCCGTAGCTTTCAACTAATTCTTTTCGCTCTTGTTCTGCTCGCCCGTTTGCATCCATTCGGTTGCCTCCTTATGCGTAAAACGCTTTAATTTTTTCATCCAGGACACGCAAGTCGTTCGGGATGGTGTCGGTGTCAAACATGCCCATCGGCGTTTTGATACCGGTACCGTCGGTCTTCACCTTAAACACGAACTCCTTGTCGATAACTGCGGTTTCGATCACTTGGTTGGTCAAACCCTCCGGTACGAACTTATCGCTCACCATTTTGCCAGTGGTTTTCAATTTGAGCTGGCCAAAATCACTGCTCTTGTCACTGCTCGACTCTGTGTGCGCCAGAATGTAGAAACGCTGGTCGCTCTCTTTGGTCGTGATTGCTTCGATAACGTTGACGACGTTGACCGCCATTTCGGTAAACTTATCGTACCCCTTTATGCTCGCCTTCGAAAATTCTTCAAAAGTCATAAAGTAGTTGAAGTCGTCGATGACTATGATTGGTGCTTTGCTGTTCTGGATCGCCACCATCAGGTCGGCGTAACTTTTCGCGTGAAGCTGCGGGATATCGCTTTTGAACGGTAGCGGTTTACCGGTCGCGGTAACGTAACCGATACCGTCTTTTTTCGTGAAATTGCGTAAACTAGTAGATTTACCGGTACCGCTATTCCCGAGTACAAATGTTAATTGACTCATGTTGTTCTCCTTTTCTTGTAGCTTTGCGTTTGCTCTACCTCTAATATAGCATAGCAAAGTCAACAGTTCAATAGTTTATTATCGTATTGGGGTGATCGTGTAATCAGTGCCATCAGTCGTACCCAACGGGTATTCTGACGGGACGTGGATAACGGTGATTTTTCTCATTATTCGCTTTCTCCCTTATATCTCACGATTAAGTTTCCAACAATAGGTGACAACGCTTTTGCTCTCGCATCCAATTCATCAGGGGTACCATGTGATGATGCGTCCATCGCCTTGAGTGAATTGAACGCCTGATCTTCGGTGATGACTTCGTGGTAAATGGCGTTTGCCAGGAACATAATTGCTATATCTTTCATACTTTCCATATTTTTCTCCTTTAAAATGGTAAATCGTCTATAAATGTGCTCGATATTTTTGATGTACTCTCGCCCATGAACTCGCGCATTAGGTCGAGATCAAATCGCTTCACCCCGAGGTCTTCCAGCTCGGGTAAATCAAGCGGCTCGTGCAATCGCTCGTAAATGCGCTTAATCAACTTGTTATTACGGTGAACTCGCAGAATGAAATAGGCTTGAGTCTTAATATTGACTACGATGTAATCCACCCAATCCAGCCCACTCGCCATCATCTGCGCTTGCGTCTGACGTTCATGATCGATCGACAGACCTTCGCCAATCGCCGTCAAAAAAGCCTTATCGCCCAACACTTTGCATTCGAGAAGCCCTTTTTCGCCCAGAACTTCGATATCGTCCACGATCGTCACCTCCTGCACGTTTGCGTCCGGTGTTGCAATAAACCAATCTGACACGTACGAAAATGCCTCCGTAAGTCTGTTGCCGGTATCGCGCTGGTATACCATCTTGGCAAAATCCTCATAAAATCTGCCCTGTTTCATCGCGATACTGTCGAATCTCTCGTAGGTAACGCCGAACTTGCGCTCGAACGCCAACTGTTTGAGATATTCCTTGGCTTTGCTGCTCGGTGTAACACCGTCCGATAGCGTATCAAATAGAAATGCCAGACTGCTCGCACTCGGCAAGCCGGCTCGCTCTTTATACCATTCCGGACTTCGCTGCGGCGCGGTGCTTAACCGAAACTCTTTTGCGTATTTTTTCATAGGTTATTTTTCCAGTTTCTTTTTAAGTCCAATTATGACCTTATATACTTCTCGAGCTTCCTCGATTGAACGGATTTCAGCTGTGTGATAGCTACGTCCTAGTTTCATCTTACCGCTAATATACCCATATGCCTCGCCTCTACTGATCTTTTTAGATTTCCACAAGGGGTCAAGTAGTGCGTGAATGTGTCTCCTAGCGTTCAATATCTCCGGCGTCGCTATACAGCCCAATGGTGTCGTCGGCTTGCGTGTCTTATAGTGACAGCCAACATAATTACCGCACGTATCGCATCGCCAAAAGGGGATCAACGCCAAGTCCGGTCGGTACGGATAACACTCCGCCCCGGTGGTGAGTCGGGCGTCTACGTCTTTCTCACAACCGGTGCAGTAAATTATCATGCTACGCCTTGACTTTGAGCTTAATATATGCCTTGGTTGCACTGGTTTTAAGGTACTTGGCGTAGGTTTTTGGTCGCTCCTCAGCAAATTTCTTCGAATCGAATGTGGTGCGCGTAGTCGCCTTTACTCGAGTGATGGTGATTAGGTCGCCATCGAACTTGTCCACATCGTTAGCTTCCATCGCCTCAAGCATAGCCTCTTTCATCTCGGCTTGTTGCTCCTCGAGTGACCGCATTTTCTGAATCTGCGTGCCGACGGCTTTTTCAATTTCCTTATTCAGCTTGGCAATCGCCTGCTGATTTTTCTCAAACTTGACTACTAACTCGTTTTTCATAATTACTCCCATCGTGCCCTTGCACTTTCTTAATTGCTGATCGACGGCTAATCCTGCCACCTTTCGCTCCCGCGATACGCGCAAGCTCTCGGTTGGCGGCAAAACCACCCGTGTGTCCATTGCGTCCACCGATACGACCGATTTTCCGATAGAAATTAGGGTCGCGTGCTAAATTTTTTACTGATGCTTTTTGACCACCCAACATTGTGCCTGCCATTATTTTACTTCTTTCATTTTACCTAATTTATATATAATTCTCGCTTGCTTAATCAAAAGCTTATGCTTTTTGATATCCTGTTTCAATTTGACGATCTCGACTTTGTGCATCGATTTAGTCTTGATAAATTGCTCTTTGTTCATGTCGAACTCGTCCTTTTCCGTTTTTGTTTCTTCAGCTTTATATGTGCCCCGTACCACCACCGGCGGTTTAGGTGTTTCGATGTAACCGCCGATCATACCGCCCCCGTTTCATCTAACCGCGCGTCGTCTGCTTGATCTTGCAAAAAGTCCAAGTAGTCGCGGGTACAATCGTCGCAAGTCCTGCGGTGGTACTCGTCGAATCGATTATGGTTACTCATTATTTCCCTCCTTTTCGATAATTGCCTCAGCGGTTTCAATAAGCCCCGCATACTCTGACTGAGTTGCGACCAGCCACCGCGAATCTTCAACCGTGGTCAAATCGTAGCCACCCGCTTCAATAACTTCCGCCAGTGATACACTCATAATTGTCCTTTCTATAGCCTTTGCCGACTATGCTTATAGTTTAGCGCGTTAGTGTTTAAAAGTCAACACTTTTTTTGTTTATTTACCTCCCCTCGTGTCATTTTGCATGGTCAAGGTTATTATCCGTCTAAAAGTGTCCACTAAATCGTCGTAATTCCACTCGCCGCTCGGTTCTTGGTAAAAATGCCTAACCTCGGCTATGCCGATAGTATACGGTGCTTTATCGCCGTATTTTTTCGCATAAGCCTCGGCGTCGGTCTCGGTTGTGAATATCTCGGGGTTGTCGTCGGGTGAATCCACCACCCAAAATAAGCGTACTTGCTCTTTCATATTTATTCCTCCTCGTCTTCTTCGGTGGCAATCACGGTGTGACTGTCGCGGTTTTCTAATGAATAAACCCCAATCGGCTCGCCGTAATTGCGCATGAATTTCTTGATATATTTTCTAGCCTCGTCGTCGCTTTTAGCAATAAAGTATAGGCTAAAGTCGTGGCGCCACCAGCCGTCGTCTTCCTGAGTGTATCGAACAATCACTCGATCATCAAACGACGGGTATTTGGTGCTCCAGTATTCTCCCCAGTGTAAAGCGTAGTTCATAAGACCAAGCCTCTCTATTCCTCGTCCATATAGATGGCCTGACCGCCCTCGACCACGCCGAAACGTGTCAGTAGCTCGTATAGTTGACCGTCAACCCGGTACAAGCCAATTTGCCATGACCAGTTAGCGTTAGACGGGTGAAAATATGCCATTCGATAACCTTTGGTAGGTTGCCATCGGTCGTCTCGCATTCTTTTGATCGCCGCGTCCTCTGCTCCCAGCTCGATTAGCCTGGTAACATCCGCGTATTTTGCTTGATACATAATTAAATCTCACTCTCTACCTGGTACAATGCCCCGGGCGTGGCACTTATGATTATCATTGGTGTAGCTTTGAGGCTCTAGGCGCGGTCGCCGCGTTATGTACCGGCGCAAGGCGCGCCAGTTGGCTCTTACCTTGCTCGATCGTCTCGTCTAGACCGTAACAGTCGCCAGACCCGTCGATCGTCTCGCCGGTCGCGTCCTCGGTAATCCACGCGCTGTATACCTCGCCATTCGCCCACTCGGTATACGTTTTTAGGTCGTCGGTCGCGTACTCGAGCCGCTTATCATAGGTGATACCCTTGATATAAGCGTCCTCAAATATGATTAGCCCGTTTAGACCGCGGCTGTCGATCTCGCCTGTCGGTACCTTGCTCGACGGGTGGCGATAAAATCCGCCATCCGTGCTACTGTACCGGCTATAATCGAACATAAAGGCTTTACCGGCTCGGATCTTGGCGCGCCACCCCGGCTTTAATTTGCCGCTCTCTGTCAGATAGTCGTCGATATCCGCATAATTCACAAAATTATTATCTCTAAATTGTACAATCGTAAAATTGCCCCAATTCGCCGGATCGTCCGCCCACTGTTCGTATGTGACAGTTAAGGTATACCCGTTCCGTGTCTCTGTATATAGTGGTGATTCCATTATGATTCAACCCTTTCCGTGTGCTTGCGCCACTGACGTATTACTGATAATTGATCGCCGCTTGTCTCAGCGTATTTTTGACTCATAGCCGCACGCCTTGAATTATTGCGATTAGTGCTATATATTCTGCTGTTCTGTGCATACGCCCCCTAAAGTGTCGCAAAATATGTCAGCCACACCGTCGCCCATAAGACGACCAGCGTAGCAAGCACACTTGCAATTAGTTTGATAATCTCGATACGTTGCGCCCGTTTTTGGCGGCGCATAACCGATGGCCGCGCCATTATAGCCCCCTCTGTAGTTGTTTCACGATGTAGCGGTACAGCACGCGCTCAGGATCAACGAAAAGCCGATGGCCACCCATTCCCATGAGGCCAATTTGCATATCGCCATAGCCCGCCGCCCGCGCCGCATTCACTAGTAAGCTTGGTACAAAATAGCGTTCTTTTATATGTTGCGCGATGTGGTCGCTCGTGCTTGATAGCTCGCCCATTGTTAGCCCGTCGCCTCGCCGCATTGAGCAATACCAGCAATCGCCCCCACTAGGGTAGTCGATCGTACCGGCTCTTAAGGCCGCGACAAAATCGTGCGCGTATTGTTTCGCCTCAAGCTTGATGGCCTTGAGCTTTTTCTCGTATTTCTCAGTCTGGCGCGGTTTAATCGGCGCGCCCTCCGGTGTGATCGTGATACCGTCGTAAAATAGTGACCCATCGGCCATATACCAGACGCCGGCGCGTTGTGTGATACCGGCCTGAGTGTAGCGG